CCGGCGCGATCTAAACACTTCTCATCCACCTAAAGACGTAAAGGATAAGTGTCGGTTAATAAGTTTACTTCATGCCAAAGAACTAGGAGTCTGGGAACAGATTAAAAAGGATTATCCTCGGCACGACTGGGAACAGGAGCTAAAATATTTATCTAAAAAATATGCTAGAATCTCAGATACAAAAACAAATTATTGATTATCTAAGACTTAGAGGATATTTTGTTTACAAGAATGTTAGCGTTGGTACTTACAATAAAAAGACTGATAGGTATATACCAATGTCAACTAAAGGTATTGCTGATCTAACTGCGATTAAAGACGGCAAGGTTTACCAAATTGAAGTTAAGCGGAAAGGCGGAAAGCAAAGTCAGTACCAAAAAGATTTTCAGAAGGATTGGGAAGCCAAAGGCGGAGTATATATTTTAGGCGGATTTGAAGAAGTAATTGATATTTTATAAAATAACAAAGAAATGACAAATGAACAAATCTTAAAAAAAGCTATTGAGAAGGCTATTAAAAATGGTTGGGACATAAGTCATGGAAAATTTTGGTTTAGACAGGATGATGGAAATATAATTTATGATTTATTAGGTAAGGCTGATGTTTATTTAATTATCTTCTCTCACGACTTTGCCAAAGCATTTTGGGGAGAAGGTTATTACTTTATACTGGAGTGTGAACAAAAAAATGATGTTCAATGGAAACAACATTTAATGAATATGGTACTTGAAAAAGACCCCATTTTATATTTAGCTAAATTCTTATGACTGACGGAAAAGTAGCTTTATATCTAGGTTTAACTTGGTTAGGATTTATGCTTGTAGTTTATTATTTTACCTTTATTAAACAATTATGAACGATAACCTAAGATGGTATTTCTCTGGACTAATAACGGCAATAATGATTTATTGTATTATTTATTTTATAAAACTAATATGAAACTATTTATCTTAGCAATCTTAGCTCTAACTTTAACTGGTTGTGTTGGGGAAGAAAAAATAGTTTGTTATAAACTTTATGAGTTTGAGAAAAAAGAACAGAATATGAAAATTTGTTTTGATGAAGACAATATTAAATCTATGGTAGAAGATAGTATTGGTGCAATAGATGTTAAAGAATGTTCAAAGCATTTTAATAATTATAAGAATGGAAATAAAGAAGTAGAAGCCTGTATTTTAAAAAGTAATTAAACTTGACAACTTTTTTATGATGAATGTCAAGAACTTAAAGAACTTATTAAATAAAAGTCGAAATATTAATTAATCAATAAAAAAAACTTATGAAAAAATTATTTACATTAGTGCTTGTCGTCTCTTTATTAGCTCCTTCACTGGCCTTGGCTTTTCAACCATTGCCACTTATTCAGCTAGTGAGAGGTTGTACTGTACCAAACTCAATCAACTACAATCCATTAGCAAATCAGGATGACGGCTCTTGTATTCCTATTATTAGAGGTTGTATGAGTGACACTGCTATAAATTATAGTGAAGAAGCAAATGTAGCAACTGAATGTTATTGGGGCGGTAGAACTTTTATCGACTTGATTGCTAAAGTCCAACGAGATGATAATTTGTGGGCTGAAGTTCATGGAAGAACAATTATAATCAGTTTTCTTGCTTCCAAATTTACTACCGGGGCTGTATTAGTTGACACTGTATCACATCCTTTCGCTTTGACTGCTTATGGCCAACCAACAATAAATGGTTGGAGTATTGCATATATGGGCGAAAATTACGGTTATGATTACCGAGTAGAAAATACCGGAGTAAACACTTATCATATCTTTTCGTTTGACGTTGAAGAAGCCGGGACTTATTACATCCGGCCAGTGATTAAGAATATTTCAGAATCTCTTGGCTTAGAAATGGTTGTAGAGGTTCTTTAGATAGTTGTTATCCTGCCTCAATGTGCTTTGGGGCAGTCAATAATTATTTACTTACTTGCAATACTATGAATTTAACTAAGTACAAATGTGGAGAAAAAAAAGAAGAAACCTAGAAATATTTAATTTAATGCTTAATGGAAAATTGAGTATAAAAGAAATTGCTAAGAAGTTTAATATTTCTAGAACAAGAGTAGAACAAATAACAAGAAGTTTTGCTAAAAAATAATTTAATAAAACATTGTAAAATCATATAAAAAGTGATATAATACTTGTATATTGTTGTAGTTTAGGTGCTGTCCATTAAGGCAGTAAAATTCGTCTTCCTGCTATTCACTCGACTTAGTCACTCGAGTGGATAGCGCCTAGATTATAATAAACTAACTCAAAACTATGGCAAAAGCAAAAAAAGAGGTTACTGAAAGTAAAAGTGTAACCAAACGGAAAAAAATTCAAAAGGAAGCTGGTAAGAAAGAAAAAAAGAACAAAAATCTTATCCAAAGAACTGGATATAGAATCTATTTCTTGGATCCAAACACAGATCAGCAATTAATGACTGATTTACGAAACACAGGCAAAGTTATTAGTGAAGCAACAGTTATGAATGTTACTCCAAATGATCGAGTTGATGAGGTTGTTGTAATTGTTCGAGACTAAAATATTGGCCTCGACAAATTGTCGGGGCCTTTAAAAAACTAAAATAAAAATCTATGCCATTCAAATATAAAAAACCATGCACTCACAACTTTCATTTTGCTGTCAGACCTGATGGTACATATATTTGTTTGTCCTGCGGAAAAGATGTTACTAAATTAGCTTACAAGAGATTAAAGAAGAAGAAAGTTTGTCCTATCTGCCAAAGAAAATTTATAACATTCCATGGCAAAAATAAATATTGTCCACCTTGCAGAATTAAGTACACAAGCCATTATCAGCGCCAAAAGACATTATTCAATAGATTTGGGCATAGAATGGCGCCTAAGATTGCGGTCTAAGAGTTTAAAATTTGAAATAGGTATATGGAATCAAATAAAATCTATAAAATACTTAATTTGTATGGTGGCATAGGTGGCAATAGAAAAGATTGGGGAAATGATTTTGACATTACAATGGTCGAATACAAACAAGAGATAGCTGATATTTACAAAGACTTCTTTCCTAACGACAAGGTTATAGTTGCAGACGCTCATCAATACTTGTTAGACCATTTTAAGGAGTTTGATTTTATTTGGAGTAGCCCACCTTGCCCGAGCCACAGTAGGGCAAGATATGGCTTGGGTGTGTGCGGTGGTAAAACTAAACCAATTTATCCAGACATGAAGTTATATCAAGAAATTATTTTACTAAGCACACATTTTAAAGGTAAGTGGTGTGTTGAAAATGTTATGGCTTACTATAAACCATTAATAGAGCCACAAAAAGTTGGAAGACATTGGTACTGGTCAAATTTTAACATACCAAAAATTAAAGTAGATTCGAGTAGAATATCACAACAATCTAAAAAATATAGTAAAAGTCCTGTTCGAATTTATAAAGTAAGTGACTTTGAAAAACTTTATGGATTTAATCTATCAAAATATAAAGGAGTGGATAAAAGATTATTATTAAAAAATTGTGTTGAGCCTAAAATTGGATTATGTATTTTAAAAGAAAGTTTAAAAGAACAAAAAACATTAATATGATTAACTTCCTAAAAAAACTAGATGAAAATAACCATTGAACATAATAATCACAAGAAAGTAATTAGCAAGGTTGAACAATTATCTTCTACCGAGCTAAAGAAACAGATTTTTAAGTGGATGATATTTTTATTTAAACATTATGACAAATAAACAAAGTTTAGAACAAGAATTAGAAAATACTATAAAAGATATGCAAATAGCTTTAGACGATCCAAGTGTAGTAACTTGCGGTGACTTTGAAAATGCTATTGGAAAATATAAAAAATTTGGCAAATATCTTTATACATATATACAAAGTTTTTCAGAGGGAGAATTAGCTTTTAAAGTATTTGAATTATGTCAAGATGGTAAAATTTATAATTATACTTCATCAGGAAGGAAACCAACAAAAGAAGATAAGAAAATAGCAAAATATTATTGTTCAGAAGGGGAGGGAGTATGTTAATAGACATTAATGAAAAAACCTTAGAAGCTATTAAAAAGTTAGGTGAATACGATGAAGAAACTAACGAGAAGTTAATGGCTCGTGCTTTGGAAGACTTAAAAATGTTCTTAGATAATTATGATAAATATTAAACCTATAAAATCAGTTGTTAAGAAACCAGAGAAGAAGAAACCTAAATCTAATCCTGTTGGCCGGCCTACAAAATGGAATAAGGATATTATAAAGAAAGCTGGAAACTATATTGAGTCTTGTGTTGATAGTTATATAAAAGGCATAGGGGTAGAAGTTAAGTTGCCTACAGTTGAAGGATTATCACTTTATCTTAATATCTCAAGGGAAACATTGTATCAATGGGCTAAGATTTACCCTGAATTTTCTGACACTTTGAGCGAGATAGAGAAAAAACAGAAAGAAAGGCTAATATCTTCTGGCCTTTCAGGTGTATATAACTCTACGATTGCTAAATTATTATTGAGTGTTAATCATAAAATGAATGACAAGGGTGAAGACGACAGCTTAAAAACCATAGCTGATCTAATGGCTGAGAATATAAAGGGGAGACAACCTAAACCTAAAGATGAAACTAACCATTGAAGACATAAAGAAAACCATTCAGGATTTTCTATGGGTTGAAACAAAAGAGCAGAAAGTAATCCCTTTCATTCTCAATAGTATTCAATGTGCCTTTATTAAAATTTGGGCGAAAGTTGAAATAGATGAAAGCAAACCATTCCGAGTCATTATATTAAAAGGCAGACAGTTTGGATTCTCAACTATTATACTTGCAATCTTTTTTATAAAATGTTTGTTGGTTAAAAATACTAGAGCCGTTGTTATCTCTCACGATGAAGATGGAACTAAAAGATTATTCCGGCGCGTTAGATTCTTCGCCAACACTTTAATACTTAAACCTTCACTAGATAAAGAAAGCGAAAAGGAGTATTCGTTCCCTAAGACAAATAGTTATTTCTACATCGGAACTGCCGGGGCTAAATCATTTGGTCGTGGTGATATGATAACTGATCTTCATTGTTCAGAGGTAGCCCAGTGGCATAACGCTGCTACTTTGATGAATGGCTTATTGCAAGCAGTTAGTTTAACTGGCCGAGTTATTATTGAAACAACAGCGAATGGTGTTGGTAATTATCTTCATAACACTTGGAAAGAAAGTTGGCAAAATCCTAAGAGTGCTTGGTTAGCACTTTTTTTTAAATGGACTAACTTCCCCGAGTATCAGATGAAGCCAGAGCCAGACTTTGAAAGAACACCGGATGAAGAATTGATTTGTCGGCTTCATCCTGAAATAACTGACAGACAATTAGCTTGGCGCCGTTGGAAGATAGCAGAAACCAAAGCAGAGCCGGGCATGGATCCGATTAAACTATTCCAACAAGAATATCCGCTGACTCCGCGCGAAGCCTTTATCTCATCTGGATCGAGTTGCTTTAGCTTGACAGCTTTGGAAAGTTATGATTTAAAGGACACGATTGATATTGAAGACGAATGGAAAATTTGGCAAAAACCATCAGGATATAGTATAATGTCAATAGACGTTGCTGAAGGCTTAGAGAATCACGATCGAACAGTAATTGATATTTATAACCAAAACCTAGAACAAGTAGCACATTGGGCCGGCTGGATTGATACTGACGAAGTTGCTGATAGGGCAATTATCATGGCTGATCGCTACAAATCATATATAATCTGCGAGATTAACAATATGGGTATTGCGGTGCAAAACCGCTTGAAGAAGAAGTATAACATCTCAAAACAGTACCATAGAGAGGTTTTTGACGAAATTTCCCGGAAGAAAGTAAAGAAATTGGGTTGGAGAACGACAACAATAACCCGGGGAAAGATGGTTGCTGACCTCGCCGTAGCTATTCGTAACCACGAAATACTGTTTAACAATCCAGATACGATTGATGAGTGCATGAGCTTTATTAAGAAAAATGGCAAATATCAGGCAGATGAGGGTGCGAATGATGATCGAGTGATTACCGCTGGCTTAGCTTTACAAGCATATATTGACCGCCTACCTGTTCGAAAGATATATACTCCGGATCAACAAGCCAAAATGGATATGGAAAAAGCCAATACAAAGTGGCGTAGAGATAAAATAAAGAAGGCGCGCGTTAGACAAATTAGGAAAAGTAGAGGATATTAGTAGATTATGCATAGGTTGATAGTAATTTGCATAGACTAAACTTTAAAATATATGTCAAAAAAACAAAAAGACAAGGTAAAATCCGAGTATAAATACAAAAGAGGAGAACAAGCACTATTAGCGAAACGAGAGAAACGGCTTGAAAAGATGTACCGAAGAAAACTTAAACTTGGAATTGATACTAAATGCGATAGGATGGATGCTTTGTTTACTCCACATTTGACATCGCTTGACGATCCAAATTCAGTTCAGGTGCAAACATCTCAGGAATTTGTTAATGATGCTGTTTTGCTTGAGAAATCACGAAAATCAATGCCGTTGGCCTTTGAAAAGGTTACAACGGCTATTTCTTTGCTTATAAAAGAGAATCCCAAGGGTGTTATGAAGGCTTTTGGAGAAAAGTACCGAGCTTTGAATCCTTTGATTAGTAATGTTTATTACGAGAATTTTAGCCAACAACGCAAGAAGGAAGTATTGAAAAAGTATGTTTATCACTTATCTAAGTATGGAATTGGCTATTGGCGCGAGTACATCAAAAAGACTTATCGGCTAAAGCATGTTGAAGAATTTGACGAAAATACTGGAAAAGTTAAAAAAGGTTTGAAATGGGTTTATGATGTCTTTGATGTAGTTGGTGAGAATATCCACCCTCGTAATGTTTTGCTTGATAATAATTGCATTTCAGTCAAGGATATAAATAAACCAGCCAATGATTGTGGTATTTTAGAGTATTTGACTAAGGGAGAATTTGATTCAAAATATCCTCCTGAGATTTATGAGAACTCTGAATTTGTGCAAGAAAACCAGCCATGGATAGTTAATGTTAATCATAATCAAACTGATGGTGATGATAATGTTGATGAAAAGACTAAGATTCAGGTTGTTGAATACGAGAATAGATATGAGAATCTTTTAGAAACTTGGGCTGGTAAAATCCCTATTAAATCCGTGCCTCTGCCAGGCGATGAGTTAAGTTTGAATGGTGACAAATGGGTAGAGGATTTAGATAATTATGATGCTATCGGTATTTGCCAGCTTATTGAAATATATTTACCAATAGTTGATGATATTGTTAATTCATCACTCGAGCGATTAAGACAGCTTGTTCGACCTAATGAGGATTGGTTTAATGGCGTTGATCTCCAAGACGAGGCTGATGACGTTGTTTATGGTTCTGGCGCGGTTCGTAAGTTTACTGGCCAAAAAGATGATATTGTTTATTCTAAACCTCCATCAAGAACTGCTGCTGAAGCTCAAGAGAAAGAAGAAGTTATGCTTGAAATTGATACAGTGACCATGACTCCTAGGAACTTATCCGGAACAGATACGGCCAAGACTGCCTATCAAGCTGCTCAAAATAGAGAATCAGCCTTGCAGAAGTTTACATTACCTCTAGGAAATATTAAGAAAACGATTGAAGACGCGGCTAACTTAGACTTGCCTTTGTACGCAATCGCTTACTCTGAACCTTTGGAAACTAAAATACTAAAGAAAGGTGATGATGAATTTGATGAAGGAATGGCTATATTCCAACAAAGCCGAGAGTTAGGCCTTGATGATGAACGAGTTGTAGTAATGAAGAAAGGTGATGATGGACAGCCTACTCAGATTTCTAGGCGTAAATTTAGAGAAATGGAATTACCAATTAAAGTTGAAGCTGAGGAGGAGGATGAAGAAGGTGAGAATAAGCCAACAGGTAGGATTATAGAAGCTGATGAGCGAGGATTCTGGGAATTATTGCCCGAGCAGTTTAATTGGAAGGGTAGAATGGAAATTATTGGTACATCATTTTTGCCAACGTCTAAGGTACTCGATGACGAACAGCAAAAAGAAATGATTGAATTTATGATGAATATTCCTATTACTGATGAATTTGGTAATCCTGTTTTAACCGATGCCTCTGGTAAACCTTATATGATTGACAAGGTTAGATTGGCCAAGGATAGAATAAGACTTAATAGAAACTTTGACCCTGACAGATATGTCGTGCCTACCACCGCGCAGAATCAACAGCAAGGCGATTTAGAGAATGATAATCCATTGAACTCAAAGACTAATTTGAACGCAGATAATAAAGTTAATAAATCTCGGCCAGAAGCCGGTAATTTACCAGCATAAATATGCCACTATTCAAAAAACTAAGAAATAAACTAAGTGGGTACACTGATTCAGATATTGCAGAAGCTAATAAATTATCTAAACAGCCACGAATTAGTAAAATAAGACATGGTACTGGCCCAAAGATTCAGCATGGAACTTTTAAAGTTTTACTAGAATATGCCAAAAACAAAAGGGTTAGAAAAGAATCTGGTAGTAAAAATTCTCCTGAACAAAAAGAAATAGCAAAGAAGATGAATGTTAAATTAAGTTAAGATGAAAATAAAAAAATCTCATCAAATCTTTAAGCTCAAGAATCTTGCCACGTTTTCTAAATCAGATACTTGGGAAAAGTATTTAAAGCCTGCTTTGATTAAGATTAAGGAACGTGAGGCTTTGGCCGAGGCAGAACCAAACAGTGAGTTCGAGGCAATCAAACGTGATATTAAGCGTTCTAACACTATTAAAATAACTAATGAAATAATCAGCCTTGTTGAAAAGGCTGAGGATAAACTAGGGAGAAACTATGACTGAACAATTACATCAAATCTTAAAAACAGTAGTTAACCAAGGTATTGAAATTGAAAAGAATAAACAAGATGCTGGGGTAGACTATCAAGGTTATATTAATGAAATTTATGGTGTTTTAAATGATTCTTATAAAGATTTTTGTAAGCACGCAGTTGAAACTCAGAATTGTAGAAGTGAATCTGCTCCTGATTTTCTTGGTTGGCTTGAAAATAAAAAACAAATTGGTAAATAATTATTAAATATAAAAACTATGAGTAAAAAAATAAAGTACACCTACACTCTCGACGGCTTTAAACTTACTAATGAAGAATACGAACATGTCAAATTCGCTATTAATTCAGAATATCCTAATGTTGATTTGCAACGTGGTAAAAAGCGAATCACTTTGAATCTAAGGAATTATAAAGAACTAAAGGAAATTTAATTGTTTAGGAAGACGATGATTAAAACTTAAACAAATGCCAGACTTCAAAAAAGTAACCCGAATGATAAAGGGTGAGGAAGCACGAATTAAATTCAAAGAGGGCGTTGACTTAGTCGCCGATTATATAAAAATTACACTGGGGCCTAAAGGCAGAAATGTCTTTGTCAATAAGATTGGCCCATTGCCTACTCGATCATACAATGACGGAGTAACTATTGCTCGGGAAGTAGGATCAAAAGATGTCTTTGTTCAATCCGGAGTCCGGGCTTGCCAAGAGATTTGCGAAAAGACTAACAACAATGCCGGTGATGGCACAACTCAAACTGCAGCCTTGGCTCAAGCTATTATTACAGAAGGGCAAAAAAGACTTCTTGCCGAGGTTAACCCGGTTGATTTAAAACAAGAATTAGAAGAAGATAGCAAAAATCTTATTAATGAACTAGAAAAAATTAGCATACCAGTTGAAACAGTTGATGACGTTAAGCATATCGCTACCATTGCTGGTAATAATGATCCAAAGATAGGTAATGCTATTGCTGAAATATTAAATAAGGTTGGAATGTCTGCCTCGATTCTTATTGAAAAAGGTAATGAGGAGGAGATAAGAACTGAAACTGTTAATGGAATGTATTTTGAAAAAGGAATGAGAGTACCTGCTTTTACTAATAATGTTGAAAAAGGAGTTGCTGAATACAAAGAGCCAAGTATCTTTATTGTCAATGAAAGCCTATTGTATGACGATGACATTAATGAGTTCTTTGAGAAATGCGTTCATGGTGAACAAGACGAAGAAGGTAACACTACTCACGACCCAGTTGACAACATAGTTATTATCGCTGATGGTATTGAGGGTGAAGTGTTGAATACTCTATGTTTAACTCACAAAGATAAATATGATAATCCGCAATCTAAAATCATGTTCAATGTATTGGCGATTGAAGCGCCTTACGTTGGGCCGAACAGAGAAGACTTTTTGAGCGATCTAGCTGTTTATACTGGCGCAAAGATTATTAAGAAATTGCGAGAAGCAAAGCCTTGGGAAGTTGCCGGGAGTTGCGAGCGGTTAGTTTCAAATTCAAAGACTACCACGATTATTAAAGGAAAGGGCAGTAAGAAAGCTATTAAGGAAAGAATTGAGGAGATTAAAAACTTAATTGCTCAACTTGGACCAACTGAAAAGACTATCAAGGCAAATTTAGAACAAAGGCGCGATACTATTGAAAGCGGAGTAGGTATTATTTATGGCGGTGGAAAGACTGAAATTGAGATAAAAGAGCGGTATCTAAGGCTAGAAGACGCTGTCAGGGCTTCCAAAGCAGCGATTAAAGAGGGTTTTGTAGCAGGAGGTGGGTTTACTTACCTAATGCTATCAAAAGTTGCTAAGAGCGAAATTCTGCGTAATGCCTTGAGAATGGTAGCATGGCAAGTTGCTGATAATGCCGGTAAGTCTGCTGACGCAATAGTTGAAAAATGCTTAGAAAAGAATATTGGTTATAATGCAAAGACAGATAAGTTTGAAGATTTAGTTAGGGCCGGAGTGATTGACGCGACCCTAGTGCTTAAACAAGCATTGCAAAATTCTGTTAGCTTGGCCGGTTCATTCTTAACCGGCGAGGGGATAATCGCGGAAGACGAGGAAGCACGAGAATATAATTTCAATTAATATGAAAGATTATAAAATATTACAACCAAGAAAAGGCTATGTTGTTCTTAAAGAAATTGATACTAAGGACTCTGAAGTATTGAAAAAAAGCGGAGATGGAGAGAGCCGGGCTATGGGTAGAGTGGTTGCTTTGCCAGAAGAAGACAGCTATAAGTTGCAAATTGATGACCTAGTGGTTTATAACGAATACGAGGGGCAGGAGTTATTTAAGTACGGCTTAATCGACGAAGATCATATTATTGTTATTAAAGAGAATAATATTCTCTTACGGATAGACGAATCTAACACACAAAACGATGCTACCAAAATTTCTAAAACAAGAGCAGAAAGCAAAAGAAAAAAAGTTAAAGGAAGCCCATCTAAGAGTTAATGATATTGTCAATGACATTGGCAAATTATTGGATGAAAAAGGAGTAAATTATTACGAAATGATTGACATAATGCACAGACTTCAAGGTGTTTGCAATATGAAATTAACTCAGGTATTGATATCAAATAGCAAAAAGATTAAAACACAAAGTGGAGAATTAATTGAAAAAGAAAAGGAAATAGACGAATTAAACACAAAAATTAACCTTTACGAAAATGCTTCAAACGAATCAAAAGAAAGTTCAGGGAAAGAAACTGGACAATAAAGTTGGCGGAAACGCTAATGAATCTAGGTTTGGTGGTATTGAGCGAGAGTTGAGGAAGCATAAGGTTATAATCGCGCCTTCAATAAACACCAATGATTGTGTTAAATTTGAGCAAGGCTGGAATAAGCAAGCCACTAAAAAAGATGTGATTCGTATTACAATAGGCAATAGATATGCTATTTGTGAGAGGACTTACGTCGAACAGGCACTAGCAACTTTAGCCCAGGGGGGGGAAATTGTTAAATATACAGCGCCGGTTGTCGGCGGTTAAGTATTGGTAGACGAATTTCTTAAAAAAGAGTATAATAAATTTATGCCAAACAATGTAATTAGAAATATAAAAGATGTCCACGCAGTTGCCAGCAAAATGTTTAAGTGCGGGGCAAAAAGATTAGATGATATACATGCAAAGGGTTATTTAGGGGTGAAATTGATTGTAGGTCATAAGCTAAATCCAGCTTTTGACGCAAATGCTGATCCAAACAAGTCTGGATTAACACCAGAAGAAAGAGTGCTTGAAGAACATAAAGCAAATCCTCGAGTTGCTGATGTAAGAATCTTATGGGTTCGACCGGGTACTACTATTCCAGAACTAACCAAAGAATTTTTAGTAGGAATTAAAAAGTCTTTGGAAACAAAAACTCCAATTATTGATAAAGATATTACTGGCCTTGATTCTATGTTGAAAAAGGAAGGTAAAACAGATGCAGAAATGGCTAGTGACGTTGCTAAAGGTAAATCTAGTTTTGAAAAAGCTGATCCCGATGACGATATTGACGAGATTGGTTTTGATGATGAAGTTGGATCACCAGAAGGTGACCAAGGCCTAGTAAATGATGAAAACGATGGATGTGACCAATCAGAAGAACAAGAAAACTCTGATAGCGAAGTGCTAGAAGCTATCAAGGCTTTAAATTCAAATGTTGAAACACTATCTGGTGATATTAATAAAGTAAATGATGCTGTTGGTAGTTTAGAAGGAAGATTAGATGATATAGAGAATAAACCAAAAACAAAAAAGAAAAAGTAGAACATTAACGTAAAATCTAAAAATGTTTCAATACGCCTGCAGGGTATTGAAGATTGGTTTTTAGATTTTCCACTCTCAATAACCCTAGTAACTCAAAAAGGCCCGGCGTATTATCGCTGGGCCTTTGTTATAGGAAGACAATATAAATTAAAAATTATGCCAAAAGGAGATAACGATTTCAACCAAACAATTAAGAATGATGAATCTGGTATTAATGAAGGAGATGAGAAGATTGATACTACTCCTGATAATGAAGAAGAAACGGAAGAACAAAAAAAAGCTAGTCAAAAGTTTGAAGATAAAAACGACGACACTTCCGTCGTCGACTCTGAAGATGAGGAATCAGATGATGATTCCAAAGACGAGGAGAAGGAATCAGAAGACGATGAATCCGATAAAGATTCTGACAATGAGTCAGATGAAGAATCGGATGACGAGTCTGATGAAGGAGAGTCGGATAATACCGACGAAGAAGGCGAGGAGGAGTCTGAATCTGAAGAAGATTCAGATGATGATACCAAGCCAAAATGGGAAGAAGAAGGTTTTAAAGACGAGGATGCTTATAAAACCTATTTAGAAAAACATCCTGAACCTACAAAGTTAGAATCAGACAAAAACAAAGATAATTTGTCTGAAGCGGAAAAACAAAAAGATTCTGTTTTTACTCTTTTTGACAAGCATCCTGATGTTTTGCCAAAATCTGCAAAAGAGAATTATCAAAAGTTCTACGATAGTGGAAACAATGCGTTTCTGCATCTCGACGATCATCTACACAAGTTTTCTAATGCTCTGGACAAGATTAGTGAGAAGTTGCCTTTTGATGAAAGAATTTCAGAAGCGTTTAAGTTGGCGTTCACTAATGAAACATCTAAACTTGAACGAAAAAAGGGAGAAGTGAAAGCTGAATTAAGAACCCAAAAGGTTAATAAATCAGCGAGTAAATCAACAAAAGGTGATGATTCAAAGAGTAGTAAGGAAACTCACACTCCTGAGCAATTAGAAGTTGCGAGAAAGATGGGAGTAAAACTTAACTAATTAATCCATTAAATATGTTTGACCTGAAAACATTTGTTGGAACGGAAGAAGAAAATGAAGAAGAATTGGCCGGTGTATTTAGTATCACCAAGGGCGATGTTCTTTATTCATTAAGTGGATACTTGGACAATACTTATGGTAGCGTTACCTGTGCTTTGCTATCTGGTGTTGCTCAGCAAACAGTTGACAATTCCGGTGGTTCTGCCGGTGACTTAACTTGTCAATACCAAGCGTCACCATTAGCAATCTATGACGTTGGTACTGCCGATACGATGACACAGGCTTATGTCGGTTTAAATGTAGCCCTTGCTTCTGCTTCTACAGTTACAAGTGCTTCTGCCGGAGATGACACTGATGGAGTATTCAAGATCATGAAGATGATCTCTGCTTCTAAAGCACGAGGTAGATTGAATTTCACTGGTGAAGCTGATTAAATCTAAGAAAGTTAATTAATTAATTCATTAAATATGTTTGAATTAAAAAAATTCCTTGGTACCGAAGAAGCCAACTGGGAAGAACTAGTCGGTGTTGAGAGCATCGCAAAAGGTGATGTAGTATATTCATCTAGTGGATATGTTGCTCAAGGTTATGCTAGTGTAACTGCCGCTTTATTGATGGGAGTTGCTATGCAGACAGTTGATAACTCAGGTGGATCCGCTGGTGATCTGACTGTTCAGTATCAACCATCACCATTGGCAATTTACGACGTTGGAACTGCTGACACAATGGCTCAGGCCTATGTTGGCATAAATGCTGCGTTAGCTTCCTCGCTTACGATTACCAGTAATTCTGCTGGAACTGATATTACTGGGGTCTTCAAAATTATGAAGTTTATTTCAACTTCCAAAGCGCGAGGTAGATTAAACTTTTCTACTGAAGCTGACACATAGAAAGCCTAAGCAAACTTAATTCTTAAATTGTTAAATATGTCTAATTTACTTGTAAACTTTGCCAAGGCCATTGATCCTGCTGTTAAAAAAGTTTTTAACGGCGACTTCAAATCAGCCGAAAGGCAAAGTGATAAAATCTGTTATGTGCAGACAGCTGAAGATTATACAACTGAAATTGGTTCTAACGTGAATGTTACTATGGCTGAAAAGAGAGTTGATAATGGTTCAGTAAACTATGAAGATTTCTTGCAGGGAGATAACAAGAATCTTACACAGTATGTATATGACAAAGGTGTAAAAGTCTCCAAAAAGCTAATGAAGTGGAATAAGATTGGCCAGATCAGACAGTTGGTTGAAGGTGCTTCACAAGCTATTACTCGAAGACGTGAGTTTGATATAACCAAGTTGCTAGAACGTGGTTTTACGTCTACTTACACTCATAGCGTTGATGGTTCAACTGATATTGACTTGACTGGTGGAGATGCTGTTGCTGAGTTTTCTCCTTCTCATGCTACTAAACGAACATCAACCGCGCAAAGCAATGTTGTTAATGACGGCACTACTCAGAATATGGATTTGGCCGAGGATGCTTTAGAAGCTAACGAAACTGTCACTTTTGCAGCTATCACTGATAATTCAGATCAAGTAATTTCCGCTGCTCCTGACACTTTATTTGTTAGTAGAAAAAAGCATTGGGCTGCTCAACGGTTGCTCAAAACTCAAAAAGGCCAAGTTGGTACACCTAATAACACAATGAACATACTATTTGGAAGATACGACCTAGTCCGTCTTGACTACATGGACAGTTCGTATGCTGAATACTTTTTTACTAAGGACTCTGAGCTTAATAAAAAAGCTGGATTTATGACTATGTTGATTGGTGCTGATGGTGAACATGACGGCCCATTCATTGACTTTGATACGAAAGCTATCAAACACTCTTGGGAGACAGAATTTGCTGCCGGTCATAATAATTGGCAATCATTCACGGCTTCAAAAGGGACTAACGCTGTTTAACTCTAATTCTTAACAAACTAAAATATGAATAGAGAAATAAAAAAGACAGCTTTAGTTACCTGCTTGATCGTTGTAATGGTTAGTCTTGGTGTTGTTGGTACAGCTAAAGGGTTTGATTTCTTGGGTGGAATTGTTGATCGAATAGGAGATCGAGCTTATGAAGATAATAAGGTATTGATACAAGATTCATTGAAAGAAGCATTGCAGGTTGAAGAATTTACGATTGGCGCTTCTGCCGATTTCTGTGATGGAAGTGAACCAATTACTAATTTATGTGTATACGACATCTTTGACTTAACAGCAGGGTTATTAACTACTGGCGGTGGTAAACATTTAGCTACTACTACTAATGCAGTTACTTACACCTTGATACAGGCAGACTTAGAAAGTTACGCCTATATTGATGTAATGAATAACAAGGAAACTCTAACTTGGACTATGCCTGCAACAAGTACAATGATTGCGTTATTGCCTGATGTTGGTAGTCAAAGAACATGGTTAATTAGTAATGCTACTAATACTGCAGCCAGACCAATTATTATTTCTGCTGGAGCTGGAATGGATTTAGTAACAGCATCATCAACTGATTACTCTATTGATGCGTCAGGTTATGGAAATATAACTTGTACTCAAATCTATTACCGAGATGTTAACGATCAAAATATAGCTTGTGTGCTACAAGAAAATGGAATTTAGATAATCTTGTTAATTATAGTTGTCTTAATCCTTTGCCCCTTCTATTTTTGGGGGCGAAGATATGAAGATAATTAAATAATTTGCAAACTTATGAAAAAACTTTTAATCGTTCTGTCTATTTTTGCAGCCATTGGTGCAGGAATGTATGTTGGAACAAGAGAAGGAAGAATTGGTTATGGTAGTCCAGATTCTCATGCATTAATTGGCTCACCAACTGATTTACAATTACTGCCTGACAGAAAAGTTTATGCCAATGCTACTAATACGACCGCTTTAGATGGTGGCGGAACTTTAACTCAAGCAGTATCGGTGAAGAACTATGAAGAAGTTTATCTCGGTGTTAGTTTTTTAGCTGGTAATACTACTGCGACTGCTCATATTCAGCCGATGATTTCTTATGATGCAGTAAACTATTTTGATATTTTGCCTGCTACATCAACCGCTAGTTTAAATGGAACTTCTACAGTTGCTATTCTACCAGCAGTTGTTGACATTACTCCCGGAACTGCTACTACTGGGCCGGCTGTTCTTCCGTTTAATACATACGGAGCATCACACATGAGATTCATAATCTATGGAGATAATGTAATTGATACAGAAGATGCTTCAGATGGAGTACAGGCTTGGATTGAATTTGGAACGACGGAGCGTTTTACTAATTCTTAACAACTACAAAAATGGGAGATCGTCATGCAAATCCTAACGATAGGGTAGACCTTTCGGTTCTAGCGCCAAGTTATGGTGATACATTGCCGACTCTTTATCCTGTTGCTCATGTTTACGCTCCCAAAAATCCTGCTGGTAACGTAGTAGAAATTTCTACTTCACCTATTACTCTAAAACATTTTGGTGATAATCTTTATGGTTTAGATAGTGCTTTTCAGGCTGACGTTGCTAGTGGCACTTATAAGATAGTCTATATTTTTTACACTAATGCAGGTCATACTACAAAATCTACTGAATTTGGCGAATCACACGAAACAATAACTATTTCGATTCAATCAACCACTGGCCTTGGTAGTAATGTAGTCGGTGGTGATTTTAGTTATGATGATAAATTGATTCGTGAATTAATCAAAAAGATAGAGAAGAAAGTAAATAAGTTACAGAAAGATTTTGATTCTGGATTAAAAATCGAAGTTCCTATTGATGGCGCTGAAATAATAAAAGCGGTTGAAAATAAAACATTCAGCTATGGTGAGATATTAGAAGCTATTACTGGAATAAATTTTGACGATAGTAATGTTATAGAAGCTA